TACCTTTACTATTATCCATCTTTTCTTTCACATTTGCGACTTCTTTTTTAAGAATTTTAGTAAAGATTTTCTTAAATGTTTTCTTGATAAAAGCTAATACTGACTGCATAGCAATACCCCCTACTACGCTTGCAACTGACGCAGTACCCGCAGCGATTACAGAGGATGCAATGACTTCTGGTGCAGGTATAGGCATTTCACCGAAGAATGGTATATTAAACGTAGCTACAGGTTCTTCAGTTGATAAAGTTTCTTTGGGTACTAGCTGGTTCTGCGGTATTGTTTCTGGTGTTAGCTGTAACTCTTCCTCCTTTGCAGATGTTGTTTCTTCTTCAGAAGAAGATCCCTGACCTTCCAGACCCGACTCAACTTGTTCCAGAGAAGGTAAAAGAATTGGATCTAGATAAGGTTCCTCTGCCACAGGTGGATAGAATATTGTATTAGGTGGATTTAAAATATAGTTTGTGTCGGGTAGATATATTTCTGGTATATCCACTATGTATAAGAACCATGATAAGTACCAGCAGTAGTACCGTTTGTCCAAGATGAAGAATTAGTACTTGTAATAGCTTTACCAGCAGCACCGCCAGCACCACCATAACCGCGTGATTGACCTTGACCTGTACCAGCATTTTGACCTTGAGAACCAGCAGTACCAGCATTTCCAAAAGTGCCACCGTTACCACCGTTACCACCATTACCGCCATAACCACCAGTTTGGTTTGGATGACTTGTAGCATTGCTTTGGCTTTGGTTATATCCTTCACCGTAGCCACCGTAGCCACCATGTCCTCCAACCCATTGAAAATTATAAGCATAAGCAATCTGACCAGTACCACCTCCGCCGCCACCTCCGCCGCCACCTGAAATCTGACCGCCAGAGTTGTTGTTTACAGTTACATTTGCACTTCTTATATCTATTGCGTTACCACCAGCACCGCCTGCATCACCATTGTTAACATAAACAGTTATTCTTTGATAACCACCCGGACTGTAACCACCATTTCCTCGACTACCACCTTTACCAATAATAGAACCAGAATTTTCAATAACTAAAGTTCCACCCATATTTGTTGGAGCAAGTATGGCTGGATTATTACCCGTTCCTCCGATTGTAACTCCGCTTGGAATGATGTATATTTTTTCTTTGTCAGCAGTCCAATCATCTCCAAATACAGTTTGTAAATTAATATCTGTTGCGTTACTTGCAGTATATTCTACAGGCCCTGCACCTAGACCTAGAAACATTTGCTGCATTGGTGACATTAGCTTAACCCTGATCCTGATATGTAACCTATGTTATAAGCAGCAAACCATATAGTAGCCATTCCTCTGCCAGCTAAAGTTCTGTTACCTGTAGTAGCATCACCAGTATTGTAAAGAGTCATTGAAGTACCTTGAGTAATAGTTTGATCTGATCCACTATTATTGATAATTGTGACTGCATCACCAGCAGCAAATACGGAAATATTAATAGTAACACCACCACTAGAAATATAGATGGCTTTGCCTGCGTCAGTAGCTTGTAATGTATATGCACTACTGTGGTTGGCTGCTGGTATTTGTCTTAAATTACCTTTGCCGTCTGACACTAACCCTGTTGTACTTACGTTTTGTGATCCAAAGTTAGGAGCTATTTTACTTCCAGCTATAGCTGCATTTGAAGGAATTTTTGCGTTTGTAACTGCATCATCTTTAATGTGATTTGTACCGACTGCTCGTAAACTATTATCAGATACATGGTCAGATAACTTAGTATCATCAATAGAATCAGGTTGTATTTTACTTACACCTACAGAAAGATTACCTAGTTTACTAAATGTAACTGCACCATTATCTATACAACGTGTCTCTACTGCTAAGTCTTTTATATGGTTTGTATTAACTGCTCTATTTGCGTCATTAGAAGCATCGTCAGCTAACTTATCTCCTGTAACCGCATCATCTGCAAGTTTAGCTGTTGTTATACTTCCATCTGCTACAGCACCACTAATTTTAAGTTGACCAGCCATATTAATGTGGCTACTGCATTGGTAGTACAAAACATCAGGTGCATCATGCGGTACTGTAAATACTATTTCTGTACCACCAGCACCACCATTATTTGTTACGCCTGTGTTGTATTGATCGTTAGTGCCACCATTAACAATACTGGTTTTTATATAGAAAGGATGTGCACCATTACTATTTCTATTTTCAAAAATATAAGTATGACCTCTGCTAAGTGTTAACGCAGGGTCATTTACTGCACCTGTAAGACCTTTACCTGTAAATGTATAGTGATCTGTACCGCTAGCACCTAACACATAACGTAAGGTATCTTCTATTAGTCTTGATGTAACTTGTGTTAAAGGCATAGTAAACTAGCTTATGTTTTCATTATATAGCAAAGTGCATAGTAGGGAGGTCTGTTTTCGTGTGATTGACCACCACCTGTGTTATCTGTAGAAAGAGTAGTGTAGCTTGCCTTTCTAGCAGCTTCAAATCTTATTGGATATTGGTTAGACGGGCTACCACCTCCAGTATTAGACACATTGTGGTTATGACTAGGTATTTGGTTTTCTGTAAGTGTAACAGAGTCCGCACCACCTGTAGCTCCTACAGAATAAGAATTACCAGCACCTACTACAAACCTATCTCGTAAATCAGGTGTGCTATTAGTACCATCACACAGAACAAATCCAGAAGGTATAGCGTCATCTGCTCCTGACCAAAGAATAATACCTCCACTTGGTATTCCAACTGGTACTGTTATTGTTTCAAAACTAGGATCTGCTCCGTTGTTTGCTCGTAAAAACTTACCATCATTAGATGATGTGCCATGCTCTAATTTGGCAAGTGTAATTGCTTCGTCTGCTATTTCAGTAGTACCTACAGCATTTGGACCAATTTTTGGATTTGTTACTGCATCATCAGCTATTCTAGCTGTGGTAACTGAATCATTTTCTAAACTATTTTTAGCTGTGTTAGCTGCTATTGCTGAGTTTATAGAGTTAGCTAATTTATCTTCTGTTACTGCATCATCTTGAATTTTAACTGTACTAACTGCGTTTGTGCCTAAGGCTGTATTATCTACATTTCCAGAAGCTATTTTTGCTGCTGTTACAGCACTACTTGCTATGTGTGCTTCATCTATACTGCCATCTACATAATGTTCAGAGTTTATAGAATCATCAGCAATTTTTGTGCCATCTATTGCATCATTAATAATTTTATTTCTAGTAACAGCGTTTGCTGCAATCTTGGCTTCTATTACTGCTGAGTTTTGTAATATAGCAGAGCTTACTGTGTTATTACTTGGAGTTCCAATATTAACAGTAGAACCTATTACTACTGCGTGATAGCTTGCACCAGCAGCAGGGGCAGCAGCTAATTTAACCGTACTTCCATCTAAAGCAAAACCTTCTGTAGGTGTAGATGTACCAGCATTAGGTTTCTGAACTACACCTTCTATTATTAATAAAACTTGTTGTGCATTTGTAGGTGCATCACTAAGAGTAAAATTTTGTGTGCTACCATCAAATGCAGGGCTAAGTGTAGATATAAAAAAGTTACCAACAGATTGTGCTTCTTCCCACGCACTATTTGTTCCGTTATAAACTAATAACTTACCTGTGCTTGTATTAAAGAATAAATCTCCATTATCTAAGCTAGTCGTAGGGTTGCTAGATCCAACTCTATATCTTTCTGAAAAGTCGTTAATATCTCCACTAATACTAAGAAGATCATCTTCTCTTAGTGTAGCTTTGTGATAAGTATAGTTTTGACCTGCACCTGTAGAAACTACAAGAAAACGTACTCCGTTTGTTACTGTTGTACTATTAAAATTAGATGCAATACCAGATATATTTACTGTCGTACCACCTACTGTCGTACCAGATGCAGTACCAGTACTGCTAACAACCATACCACCTGCATCTGCAATACTTATAACTACACCTGATGCTGGTTGTGTATTAGGAAAAGAGTTTTCATTTGCAATAGCTTCTAAACCACCAATAGGTGCTAGTTGTGCAGCCACATAATCTACAATTGCACCACTTGTAGGAAATTTAGTATCGTCATCAGTTATAGTGGTTGCCTTTTGCATACCATCTATTTGATTAAGGTCTGCTATATCAGCAGTTAAAGCTGTACTGTCAGCTAATTTAGAAGCTGTACCAGATTGCATACTTGCTAAAGTTTTCAGTTCTTGATCTGCAATTTTGGTTGTAGTAACAGCGTCATCCGCGATTTCACTTGTATCAACTGAGTTTGCTGCAAGGTGACTAGCATCAAGTGGACTGCCAGCTATAAGACTTTTTATTTCTGTTATTGTTTGATCTCGTGTTGCATTATCTTCTATTCCATTTAGTTTTGTGTGGTCTGCATCTGTAAATACATTTGAATCTGATACTGCTTCTACTGCTGCCCTTATCTCATCATTTGTTTGATCGCCAGTTGCACCTGCTTCTATTGCATTTAATTTTGCTAATAAAGCATCAGTAAATGCGTTTGTATCAGAATTATTTTCATAAGCAGTTTTTATTTCTGCATCTGTTTGATCTCCTGTAGCTCCATCTTCTACACTGCTTAATTTATCTGTAATCTCTTGTTGAGCAAATAATATTTGGTCACTATTATTATCAAGGTCTGTTTCTGTTAAAACACTACCATCAGCAAAGTCTACTTTTTTTGCACTTATATCTGTATCTCTTTGAAATTTAATATTGTTTGTACCAGAAGGAGGTATGTTACCAGAAGTAAAAGTAACTGATGAACCACTAATATTGTAGTGAGTGCCTAGTGTTTTAAGAACTCCACCAACTGTAACATCAACTTCTGTATTTTCTAAGAAAGAAAAAGATATAGCAAAAGTGGCTGTACTACCATTTCCGTTATGGGTTTGTGACGTAGATGTGGTATTAGTAGCCATAATTTAAAACCTTTTTAGGTTAAGTGTATCTAAAAGATCTTCCATTTCTTCATTATACTTGTTTTGTTGATCTAGTTTTACGTTTATCCTAGCTTCTAATTCCTCTTCTGAGAAGTTTGCTTTAAGATATTTTTCAATACCTGCGTTTATAAAATCTTGATTTATTCCATTCATAACTTTAAATATTCTATTTGCTCCAATCTGTCCTTCTTCTGAACTTAATCCATATTTTTCTATTTGTTTTTTATTTTTTTCATAATCAAATTGTTCTTTTACTCTAAATCCATCTTCAACATATTCAAGTTCACCTTTAATATATGCTTTTAAAGCATCTGCATTGTTATAGCTTTTACCGCCAATACTTAAAACAGTTGTATTAACATATTTTTTTAAGTCGTTATATTGTTTTGTGTTTAATTTTATTGGCTTAAATAGCTTACTACTAAAGTTAGAATTTCTAACAAAGTTTTTTACTTTACTACCCCTGATAATATTAAG